CAATGGGGAGTAAGCGGCGAAGATGGACAATATCATAATTGGATAATTCCTTATTCTACCTGCTTTTTTGCTAAGGCTGAATACAAAAATCCACGTGATGCGGATTGGGATTTAATCACCGAATATGACCAATTAAAATTCAAAGTATGGTTCACGAATGATACTGTATTTAAGTACCCAAATATCAAATGTAGTGTGTTTTCGTTTGGTATTTCAACCTAATAACCGAATGCCATCCACGCTAATCGAAACTGTACATATGACCAATCCCAGTCAATCCATGTATAAAAGACTGCCTCTTCTTTTGTCGATTCTTTAGGTGCATGAGCAATATTAACAAATGTATAATGGTTAACTTTGTCGTTTGTCTCAGTTTGACCGCTCGCAAACAATATCCCGTGTTCAAAAGATATAGGCAATTTGCAATGATAGGCCTTTTTACTGGTAGTCAAATCTTCATAGTTTTGGTTTCCATATCCCCATTGGTTAGCATATTCCTACGCATATCCAGCTTATCCCTGTTATATAATCATCTATTTGTACCTTAAATGCTGTTGACGTTTTAGCTATTACAACACACGGATGATCTAATGAATTATTGAAGTTAGTATTGTTAGATTCGCCTACTGGAATGGCTACATATTTACTGTTATATGGAAGTAACAATGAAACTGAAATAATTCTATTAACATCTTTTCCATCTGCTATATGTCCCCATTGGCTATATCCCTACGAATATACAAGTTATTTCCTTATTTACATAATACGGATTCCAGTCTCCACTTAACCCAGCGAAATAGCTTGCTTTATTATTTATTTTAGTCCATGGGGCATAGCTAGTAGGGCCGTCATTGAAACAAGCAACACCAGCAATGAAATCTGTACTATATGCTATAGGGAAAGGCAATGGATTGTTCTGTGCAGTCTCTTTAGTTTTTACCCATTGGTTATGAGCGACCTATGTTTATCCAAAACCCGTTGTTTATAGCTTTTGCAATATGATTACCAACATAACCGCTGTGTAATTCAAATCCAGTAATGGTAATGTTATTTGCTCGAACACTAGCTTCATATAAGCGTTTAGGCTCATCTTTCATCATAGTTACTGTTCCATATATTTCTATGTAAGAAATTAGATATGATACATTTGTTTGGTTTTCTTTGAATTGTCCCCATTGGCTAAAATCCAATAGCGCCCCAACGTATAGAGGTAACGTTATTTTGTGCAGACATATAAGTGAAGCTGTTTATTGTTATTTCTTTAACGGCACTACTCGTCCAATTATCATTATCTAAGGTTGCTGGCGCTATGTTAGTGACTGCGACGAACGGAGGAAAAGTAAAAGGTATTATAAAGTTACTAGCTCCATCATATATAGTCCTAGCAACTGTAATGTCTGCCTTTCCCCATTGGTTACGATAAGCCTATAGCGATATAACTATGTCCATAAAATCTAAATGCAATATCAGTTGATGTTAGTTTTATTGCATCATCATAATTATTTCCACTTGGACTTCCAGTTGAAGGAGAAATAGACCCCACTGCTTTAAAAGGCGTACTAAATCTAATCGGTAATGTCGCTTTTGATTGATATTCTGATGTATTGTGAGAAGTCTGTCCCCATTGGTTATGAACCTACTGTAATCCAATAAAGCCCTGTACATCTATCGTCTACACAAGCTTTAAATGATGTCAGTGTTTTATCAATTCTACTAATAGCAGTTTCTCTATCTAAATTACTATCGTATGTAGGATTTCCTAAATATTCTGGAACTACAACAGGAATGTATTTATAACTATATGGTAGTAATAAGCTAATAGTAAATTGACGATATGCAGATAGATTATCTGTTTTATATCCCCATTGGTTAAACTCCGATAGATATCCAATGTGTTACAAATCCATTTCTGCTATCACTATGATCTAGTACGAACTTATCATTTTTGTACAAACGCGTACCAGGACAGTTTACGCCTGCACCTTTACTTGCATACACGCCGAATACCTCTTGAGTGTATGCAATAGGAAATGTAACCCAAACAGAATGTGAGTATCTATGAGCAATCTCAGCATTAGTAATAGTAGGGTCATTACGTGATTCGTTTTCAGCTCCCCATTGGTTAACTTTTCCCGACTGCTATGAAGAAATGCTCAAATCGAGCAAATGATATTGTTGTATTTGTGTACTTTATAGCGTTATCGGAGTTATTTGAGGATGGTCCTTTGGCACTATCTGGCAATCCTGTTGTGACTGCATATACATTATTGAATGCAATTGGGAAATTGGTAGTTTGCAAATACCATGAACTATCGTTTCCACGTAGTGATTTTCCCCATTGGTTCTATGGCAATAACTCAATGGCTTTGCGGAGTTCTCGCAATTCTTTATGCGTGTAGACTTTGGTCGTAATATCTCCATGCTTATGGCCGAGAATGGCACGAGTTGCAGTAGGAGATGCGCCGTATTTATCTAATAAGGTGGCTACTGTATGGCGACAGTCATGTGTTGAATGAGAACATTTGATAGCCGTCATTACTGATTTAAACTGCTTGCTAAATTGAGCATAAGAAACAGGTAGTATTTTATCAGATGAATCCTGATACAGAGTTGTAACTATTGGTAATATTCGACTATGAATAGGAATTAACCGATTACGGCCAGCCTCAGTTTTGGATTGACGTACTATAAGACATTTAGTGCGGAGGTTAATATCGTTCTTACATAACGATAGCAATTCACCGCATCTCATACCGGTATAAAGAAGTATTAGAGTGCCATATGTATCGGTAGTATTAAGGCACCATAATCGGTTAATTTGTTGACGAGTGAATGGCTTATGAGGATACACACTAACATCATGGCCAAGGTTTAAGAATGGAGTGTAATCTTTAATATCAACATCATTAACAATTGCATACTTCGATAATAATGAAAGTAATGTGCGGACCTTCTTGGCAGATGCATAAGAAAGGCCATTATCTCTCATATTATCAATCACGCATTGCATATCAGAATATTTGATTAAGTTAATAGGAATATTAGCAATTGATTGAATATGATCATAGGCAATGCGATATGATTCAATGGCTGATTTACTCACAATTCCAATGCGAGTAGGCAGCCATTTTTTATATAAACTTTTAAATGTTTCAACACATGCACTTTTGCGGTGCATGCGAAGATACGCATTTCTTGGGTAGTGCTTAACAGTACTATTCATATGTTCCTCCTTATTAATAACGAAAGGATAAAAGAAATGAATAATTATATCCACGTACTTGATGCGGAAGGTCGACGTATTACATCAATCGTCGATAGTATGTTAGCACCAATTGGTGAGAGTGCTTTACTTGAACAAGCTAAAGCTCAATATCCAGATGCGGCTGACTATGTGTATGGTGATGATGCTATGCTTGATGAATTTTTAAATGGTAAAGCATACGTAAATGGTGCTTTCATTGATATTCCAGTAACGGAATATGAACCGACAAAAGCGGAACGTATTGCACAAATTCGCAAATACTATGACGAACGATTTGCAACGTTAGACCAAGCGTTACTACGTAGACGGTTAGCTAATGTGCCATATGATGATTTACAAGCACAATTTAAAAAACTCAATGCCGAAATGGTGGCCAAGATTAAGGAGGTAAAATAATGGATAACTACGAAATCAAATCTGATGTACCAGTGATGCACTTTTGTGAATACTGTTGGGCAACTTTGAATGAGGACGGCACGTGTCCGACAGAAGGATGCGTGCACAATGATTTAATGGCTTTAGATAAAGAAGAACCATAAGGGCATGGGGGAGTGAATGGATATTCTTAATGATATTTTAATCATGCTCATAAGTGGGGTATCGCATGAACATTTAGTTAGTATGGGAGTAGTGATTATTTTAACCACTACATTGTTATTTGTGGACACTATACAACGAATTGCTGCAGAAGTCTTGCGATATAACAAGGATAATCACAGGCATAATAATCCTATTACGCTACTAACAACGTTAACCTGGTACGGCTGGGGAAAAGGTAAGTATATTGATAAAACAACCGGGGAACGGCGTAGATATTTAATGAGTGAGCGCCTAAGAGGTGATCTGTTAAAGAAACTATGCATACAATATCCGGCATGGATGATACTATCCATTGTATTTATTTCATTACCTGATATTCCTATTCCAAATACAGACTTATTCCTAGACCATATTTTTTCGTATGCGTTTATGTTGATACCATTTTTTGCCGAATGCTGGTCAATCATTGAAAACCTACGTGAAATGGTAGAAGATGACCTAATCGACATCGGCAAGATATTTCAATATACGATTGAAATTATAAAGGCATGGAGGGGTAATGGATAAGTCAGCTATCATTAACTCAATCAAAAAATCATATCAATCTGTGAGGGTGGCTAACTTCCACCCTACAGGTGTTCTTGCTACAAGGGTACTAGTACTAACCATGCTAGTACCTATTTTGCTAGTGGTGGTTGAGTACATTATGGTGTTCATTCAAGGGTATGTTTCTGATGATATGAATAAATTGATTAATGTAGGTATTAATATCATAGATCATATATTCATTCCGTCAGTATTAACTGCATTGGTTGGTTTCCTTGCCTTATGGATAGATAAGGACGGAAACGGAATACCTGACAAATTAGAAGAACAACCTAAATTACCACCATTACAAAACATGCCAGAAAGGAGTGATAAGAATGAAAAAAGGATTTGATATTTCAGCATGGCAAGAGAACGAAAACGGAACACCTTATTATGATGAGTGCCATATGCAGCAAGCAAAAGAAGAAGGCAATGAATTCGTAATCATTAAATTAGGTGAAAACTATAACGTTGATGAATTCTTTGAACAACACATCACTGCAGCATTAAGTGTAGGCCTTGAAGTTGGTGTATATTATTTCAGCCATGCATATGATGAGGCCGCCGCAGTACAAGAGGCGGAATGGGTGATTAACACGCTCAATAGTTATGGATATACTGATTACCATTTGCAAGCTGGTATTTGGTATGACTACGAAGAGCATAGACAATTACGTAATATGATCAATGCTGGTGCTTTAACTAGCCAAGGGATGACGAATTGCATTAGTCGGTTTGTGAATACATTATGGAGTGCAGGATTTCAAAATGTAGGTGTATATAGTGGTTATTCCTTATTGTGGGATGAAACATATGCATATAGTCAAATGCCAAGCGTTCCTGTATGGTGTGCACAATATGATTCACAATGTGATTATCCAAATATCAGAATATGGCAATATAGCGATTGTGGAATGGTAGCTGACAAAGAAGTAGATGTCAACTACATGTATGACTAGGGGGAAGTATGAATGATAAAATCAAAAACTTTATTCACGCTCATTACATCTCTGTTCCTATTTGTATTGTCCTTTGTATCATTGCCTGTATATGGTTCTACGCCAGCCGAACCAGTAACATTGACACCACAGGAATACGCAACGCTCAAAACGAACTTCGACACGCTAGAGAGTACAATCAACAATCAATTGAATACAATCAACGAGTTAGAGATACAGTTGAAAATAGCCAAACTCTCAACGAGCGAACAGAAGAACGAATTGATAAAAGCATTGAACTTAATTCAAGAACAGAAAACGCAATTGACAGAGGCACGGAACTTACTGCAAAAGCAAGAGCAGATGCTGAACGAGCAAAAACTATCATTGGCCAAAGCCGAGATATACTTAGAACAGCAGAAGAACGAAATCAAAAAAGCGAAAGCACAACAACGAAATAGTAAATTATTAAATATCTTATTAGGTGGTACTGTAATTTATTTAGTTGCGAAAAATTGAGGTGATCCATATATCTCCATAGCGTGTAATGGTGGATGCACGCAACTATCAACTATTAGTTTACAGTTGAGTAGTAAAGCAATTATTTATAACTGAATAGCATAATAAATAGCCTATCAGCTTAGAATAAAATCTAGGTTGATAGGCCTTTTTGTTTGTAAATGATATAATATAGGCAAGTAGTATTTTAAAAATCATGGGGGAGTATATGGATACTATATTAAATGACTACATTCAAGACTATTTACATTCAGACAAATTCATAGAAATGTTAGAGTATTTTGTTGCAAAATATAATGAGAATGCAGATAGTATCAGAAAAAGCGGATTACATAAGAGTGCAGAATTTTTGGATGATGCCAAAGATAAATTATTAGTGATTTTAGATAAAATAAAAGCTGGCGAAATGTTGGATAAATCTGATGCGGACATTATATTAAACAACATACATTTATCCGTCCCTAAAAAGAAATGATAGCATATAATACAAAAGCCTACTAACCTAGATTAAATCTATGTTGGTAGGCTTTTTTTGTTGTTAAAATTAAAAGAAAACGCTTGCTTTTATACTCGATATAGGGTATAATAATATTGTAAGGAGGTGATACAAGTGGACATAATAGAAAAGCTAACAAGTTTAGCAAATGCGCTAACGCCACTGCTACTGGCACTAGCAATACTAAAACTTGTTAGCAAAGAGTAAAAAGCAGGCGGGTGAAAGCCCCGCCACCTTCTTAACATCATTGTAAATCAACGAGGTGAATTATGCAATATTTAGAATGGTTGATTAATATAGCAACTATTATTGTTTTGATATTAGTAATTAAACGTTTAGTTAGAGGGTGATGTAATTGAAATTTGAGTTAGATGATATCATGACAACACAAGAGGCTGCAGAACGGTGGAATGTTACTGCGGACTCATTGAAACAGAATTGTAGAGGTCGTGTAAAGAATGGTTTTAAAGAAGGCGAGTTTAAGAAGTCGGGGAAAATGTGGCTTGTAACTCGCCAAGGAATGGAAAGGCTATATGGTGAAGAAGTGGATCATAATATATAATGTATATATTCTAAATGACATCATTTTGACATCATTTTATTTAAAAATATAGTGAAATATATAACTATATAGATATTAATAATGTAGATAACTACTGGATTTGTTGGTTTTGTAAATATGTGTTAAATGCCACGCCATCTTGAGGGGGTGGTGAGCGTACGCTCGTGAGGGTTCAAGTCCCTCCAACCGCACCAAATATAAGGATCTACAGTTCGCTGTAGGTCCTTTTTCTATATCTGGATTAGCAGAGTTTTATGGGAGAGAGATATGATTAAAAAAAGTATTGCCTTATGCATGCTTTCACTAGCATTGTCTAGTCAATCTAGTTTGGCTGTATCAGTTGAAAATCAAAGTCAGACGGTAAGTGTTGGAATAAAAAGTAATATAAAATCTGAAGATTCTTTAACATCGGAGTCTGTTGAGGTAATTCCTGGAGCTTTTAAAAGTGTTAGGAAGAGTAATTCAAAATATCCAAGAGAGCTTTCAGATGAAGAAATTAAGTTGTTAAAAGTACAAAGCCAGAAACGATCTAAACAGCGATTAGTAGAATTACAAAAGTCAGATATGAAGGTGGAGTATCAAATTTTTGATCCCCTTTATAATGATCGGGATGAAAAGGCACTCAAACAAATCATACGTTACAATACTTTGGAAACAAATAAGCAAGGTATTGGATATGGTAATCGAGATAAACCATTACGTATCGTAAGCCCTTATATGAGAAAAAATGGACACGGGGAAATTAAATTAACGCATCCAGTTAATATTCCATCCTACAGAACGCGTGCAGATAAGAATAAAGCATATGATAAAGAATTTAAAGCCTTTCTAGAAAAGAATAAAGGGAAATCTTATGATTTATATACACCTAGAACTAAAGAGGAGATAAAAGAATCAATAGAGGCGTTTTTTAAGCCCATAGAGTTAATTGAGTATCCTATTAATAATCCAAAGGATTATAAGCGAGTTGCGGCCATTCCAGGGTTTCCTAAACAAATACCTAGCTTTGCAAAGAATATTCATCTACATAGTAATCCTGCATTCTTGCAAGGCGGTTCATATGTACAACTAGCTTTTGGTGGCACACCAGATCAATTGAAGCCTTACATTGATGAGGCACGGACTGATTCTAAAGTTGTTATTTCGAAATCTGATCTATCCAATGTCTATGTAAAAAACTATGTTGATTCAAAGATGGAATATGCAGATACTTTGAAAACATTAATGCCTACATCGATAGTTGTTGTAAAAAATACAACAGTAGCTATGGGCAAATATGTACAAAATCGAGTGGATAATCCTATTGAGAAATCTGTTGATGAAATATATGAATTAGAGAATCAAGTATTGACTGAGTTTAATAAGATTAAAATTGATGGTGAAAGTAGCGATGCTAAGTATAAGCGTTATATAGAAACTCGAAAGAGAGTAGAGGCTGAGCGAGATATATTAAAACCTAAACAGATGGATATGGTAAGTTTAGATAAGAAGGAATATCCTATTTATACAGAGTCGGAGAATCGAAAACTACAGAAACAATATTTACATAGATTGTCTTTTAATGAAGACTCGGTAAAATTACCTGATGATTACGTAATATATTTATTTGATTTTGGTGGTAATTGGAATCATCCGTATGCACTGGGGGCAGCAGTGAGCCCTGAGAGAAATTATATTATTTATTTCTGTCAGCAAGGTTAATTGTAGGTTTTATATTGTAATTAGCTGATTTAATCTCTTTATAAATAGCAATTATTAAACTAAAAATAAATTATTGACATAAAATATTTTAAAATATAAAATAATTGTAGACATACTGGCGTGTCAAAAAGGGATTAGAGAGTTTAGCCAGATACAATATGATATAGTTCGAGAGATCTATATACAAATTAAGACATGTTACGAGAGAGACGAGAGAAGAGTAACATGTCTTTTTTGTATACCTAAAAACAGATAATAGCTCGTTTTATATAGTATAATTACAGCTTTTTATACTACGGCTGATAAATAAATATAGTAAAAAATAAATAAAATATGGATGCTACAAGAACTTCGTGCAGAAATTGCTGCATTAAAAGCAAGTATGACAAAATAATATAATTATAGTTATAGACAGGCACCTCCTTATGTATTACAATGTAATACATAAGGAGGTGCTTTGTATGTCAAATATTTCTGTGAGACTTAATGAACAAGAAGAAACACTGTTTAAAACTTATGCGGAATTTATGGATGAAACCTTGTCAACACTATTTAAAAAAGCGTTACTAGAAAAAATTGAAAATGACTTTGATCTTAGAGTCGGCCAAGAAGCTCTGAAAGAATATAAACAGGATCCTGTTACATATTCTGTAGCGGAAATGCGTGCAAAGTATGGTTTATAAGCTAGAGTTTAGTAAACGGTTTGACCGACAATTTTCAAAGTTGGATAAGTCAACACAACGTTATATTTTTAATTGGTTGATAAAACATTTGGATAATGTAGAAAATCCACGATATTCTGGTAAATCATTGACTGGTAATAAACAAGGATTGTGGCGGTATAGAATTGGTAACTATAGAGTTATTGCTGATATTAGTGATACGAATTGTGTGATTATAGCGGTAGAAGTAGGACATCGGAAATTTATTTATAAGTAGAGGTCATAATAATGAAATACTTACGTCGTGAATTAAACCAAGTAGAAAAGGAATATTTAAAACAATTTGGCGAAGATTCCTTAAATCGTGTTATCC